GTTCAGCGACGACCGCGGCCGCTGGCTCACGCTGGCGGAATTGCGGCGGCGGGAAGGCTTGACAGGGCCGTAGTAGCGGCCATGATTATCCAAGATGGCAGAGCTGCGAGCGATTGATGGTGGCAAGCGCGACCGCGCCAAGCGGTTGTCGAGCGCCCGTATCGTCGAATGCAAGTGCGGCTCCAGGACCATGATCGAGGTTCGTACCGGCATCGCCGTGGCGAAGGACGGCAAGATCGTCCACCGCGGCACCCGCGGCCTCAAGTGCGCCCAGTGTGGCGCGCATGTTGAATAGCTGACCGTCCAAGAGGCGGAACAGATACCGCAGCCTCCCGGCTGCAAGCACACCAAGCCCCGCTGAGCGGGGCTTTTTCTTTGGGCTGAGCCCGCAACCGTCCTGAGGACACAACCCCGTGAGTGGAATCGACCTGACTGCACCTGAGGTGCAGGCCGCCATTGAGGCTGCCGTTTCGGAAAAAGTCGCAGGCCTGAAGGCCAACAACGAGAAGCTGATCAAAGAGCTTCGCGATGCCCGCAAGGGCCAGCAGATTGATCCGGCAGACCTGGAGCGCGTGGAGCAAGAGCGCGACCAGATCAAGCAGCAGCTGACCGAAGCCAACAAGGCGTTGACCAAGGCCACGAAGGACCTTGATGCAGCGAACAAGGCCAGGGCCGACATCGAGGGTGCCTTCCACGGCAGCCTGCGCGATGCGGCGCTGACCGAGGAGCTTACCAAGGCGGGCGTGACCAACCCTGTGCACCTGAAGGCCGCCAAGGCCCTGCTGGGTTCGCAGCTGAGCGTGGTCGCCGATGGCGACGCGCGCGTGGTCAAGGCCGGCGACAAGGCGGTGGGCGATTTCATCAAGGAATGGGCCGGCGGCGACGAAGGCAAGCACTTCACCGCGCCGAGCAGCAGCAACGGTGCCGGCACGCAGCACAGTCGGCAGCACAACTCCAGCGCTCCCAGCGTGACCCGGCAGGCGTTCGACGCCATGACTCCGGCCGCGCAGCACGAGCACATCCAGAAACAGGGCGTCGTGACCGACGCCTGACCCTCAAGGAACTGAAATGGCCAACACCCTGACCAATCTCATCCCCACCGTTTACAACGCGCTGGACGTGGTCTCCCGCGAGCTGACCGGCCTGATCCCGGCCGTCACCCGTGACATGAGCTACGAGCGCGCCGCAGTGGGCCAGTCCGTCCGCAGCCCGGTGGCGCCCGCCGCCTCGGCGACCGACATCACCCCGGCCGTCACGCCGCCGAACGATGGTGACCAGACCATCGGCAGCGTCGAGATGACCATCACCAAGGCGCGCCGCGTGCCGATCCGCTGGAACGGCGAGGAAATCCGCGGTCTGGACAACAACGGCGCCGGCTACAACGTCATTCTGCGCGACCAGTTCGTGCAGGCCATGCGCACGCTGTCCAACGAAGTCGAAGCCGACCTGGCCGCGCTCTATGCCAAGGCCTCGCGCAGCTACGGCAGCGCCACCGTGCCGTTCGGCACCGCCGGCGACTACACGGACGGTTCGTTCGTGCGCAAGATCCTCGTCGACAACGGCGCGCCGACCTCGGACATGCACCTGGTGCTGAACACCGGCGCCGGCGCGAACCTGCGCGGTAAGCAGGGCGGCCGCGGTGTCGATGCCGAAGGTACCGACCGCATCCTGCGTCAGGGCGTGCTGCTGGACATCCACGGCTTCGCGGTCCGCGAGTCGGCCCAGATCAAGACGCACACGAAGGGCACCGGTGCCAGCGCCACGACCAACAACGCCGGCTATGCCGTCGGCGCGACCACGATCACCCTGGCCTCGGCCGGCACCGGCACCATCGTCGCCGGCGACTCGATCACCTTCACGGGTGACACGAACCAATACGTGGTCGTGAGCGGCGACGCGGACGTCTCCGGCGGCGGCACGATCACGCTGGCTGCCCCGGGCCTGCGCCAGGCCATCCCGGCCTCGGCGACCAACATCACGGTCGTCGCCACCGCGCCGCGCAACATGGCGTTCTCGCGCAACGCGATCGCCCTGGCCACCCGCGCCCCCGCGCTGCCCGCGCAGGGTGACTCGGCGCAGGACCGCTTCCTGGTCACCGACCCGGCATCGGGCCTGACCTTCGAGGTGTCCCTGTACGCCCAGTACCGCCAGATCCAGTTCGAAGTCGCGCTGGCCTGGGGCTGCCAGGTCGTCAAGCCGGAACACCTGGCGCTGCTGCTGGGCTGATCCAGCTCCTGAGAGGGCGGCTTCGGTCGCCCTCTCTCTTTCCGAGGGAATCCCGTGAGCGAACTCAAAGAAAACGAGCCTGGCATCGTGTGGTGCAAGCCGTGGGGCGAGGGGCAGGGCGACTACGTCCGCGTCAACGTGTCCGACTTCGACCCGGCGGTGCATGAGCTGCTGGATGCCGACCAGGCGCCGAAGCGTGGTCGCAAGCAGTCGAGCGACAAGGCCGACTGATGGCCCTCATCGTAGAAGACGGCACCGGCAAGCCGGATGCCGAATCCTACATTTCCGTGGCAGACGCCACGGCGTATTTCGCTGCCCGCGGCAATGAGACGTGGGCGGCCCTGGCCGATGACACGGCACGCGAAGTTCTGCTGCGCAAGGCGACCGATTACATGCAGGCGGCCTATGCCGGCAAGTGGGCGGGCCAGCGCGTGTCGGCCTACCAGGCACTGGACTGGCCGCGCGCGTACGTCGCCCGTCGCGATGTCGTCGGCGGCTACGGCCCTGCGCCGGTCTATTGGCCCAACGACGAGGTGCCCGAGACGGTGCGCCGCGCATGCGCGGAACTGGCGGTGCGCGCCGCTGCCGGTGACCTGTCGCCCGATCTGACTGCGCAGGTCAAGCAGGAGACGGTCGGCCCCATCTCGGTGACTTACGCCGACGGCGCGCGCCAGAGCACGGCGTTCCGTGCGGTCGATTCGATGCTGTCACCGTTCTTCCTTGGCGGCGGCACCGGGCAGGTGGCGATCGTTCGCGCCTGACATGACCTTCAACTACGCCGCCACCGCAGCCACGGCCACACGCCTGCTGCAGCGGTTCGGCGCGTCCGCGACGATCAAGCGGCAGACCACCGGCGAATACGATCCCTCGACCGGCACCACGCCGGTGACGGTCACCGAGCTGGCGACCACGGCCGCCGTGTTCGCCTACGACCAGAAGTACATCGACGGCACGCTGATCCTGCAGGGCGACCAGCGCGCCTATATGACGCCGGCCGTCATGCCCAAGCAGGGCGACCTGCTGGCGTGGCAGGGCAGGGACTGGAGCATTGTGGCCGTGAAGCCGATCAGCCCCGCCGGCGTGCCGGTGGTCTACGAGGCGCAGCTCCGTGGCCAGTGAGACCTTCGGCCTGGACATCGCGCGCTTCGTGGAGAAGGCCAAGGCCGCGCCGGAGCAGGTGGTGCGCAAGGTCGGCCTGGACCTGGCCAGCCGCGTCGTGCTGCGCAGCCCGGTCGACACCGGCCGCTTCCGCGCCAACTGGAACGTCGCCTTCGGGCGAGTGGACACGTTGACCACGCCAAGCACAGACAAGACCGGCGGCAAGACGCTGGAGCGCGTGCGCGTGCAGCTCAACGGCTGGGCCCCAGGGCAGGACATCTACCTGACCAACTCGCTGCCGTACGCGATTCCGCTGGAGTACGGCTGGTCGAAGAAGCAGGCGCCGCAGGGCATGGTCCGCATCACCGTCGCCGAGTTCCAGACGTTCGTGAACGCCGCCGTCGCGGAGCTTCCCAAGTGAGCACCGAAGCCGTCCGGTCAATCCTCGAGACCCGCCTGTCGTCATGGGCTGCTACGCGCGTCCCGGCGCTGCGTGTGGCCTACGAGAACGTGCCGTTCACCCCGGCGGCGGGCGAGACTTACCTGCGCGCTTACCTGCTGCCGGCGAAGACCGAATCGCTGGACCTACAGGGCGCGCACCGCGGCTACCGCGGCGTGTTCCAGGTCACCGTCGTGCGCCCCAACGGCGCCGGCCGCGGCCCCGCGCTGGGCATCGCCGCCGAGCTGAACACGTTGTTCCCGATGAACGGCCGCTACACCAGCGGCTCGGTGACCGTGCAAGTCATCACCCCGGCGAGCGTCGGCCCTGGC